TACCGGGCGACGCAAGAGTATTTTTCAGAGGCTACCAACCTCGCGCAAGGATTTGAGCAGGCCACCACGAACATGCTTGATGGTATCAGTGGGGCTTTCCAGATTACGACCGACGGCTTGGTCGTGAACTGGAACAACGCCATGACCACGATGGCGAACGACTTTTTGCAGATCTTCATGCGCAATATCGTTGGGAACATAGCGAACAGTGGGATGGATTGGCTCGGGAGCTTTTTCAACTCCACTTTTAACGGTTTGACCAAAAGCGCGGCCTCTGGCGCGGCTGCCACGTCCGGTTATGCGGGCATGGGGTTCCGCTACTCGGGCGGTAGCGCCCTTGGGAACGTCTTTTCTGGAGGCGACCTTTCCTTATACCGAAACAGCATCGTCTCCAGCCCGACATTCTTCACCCATGATCGGCATATTTCCCGTTACGCCAAGGGCGCTGGGCTCATGGGCGAGGCCGGGC